GGTTGCTTTATCTAAGTGGTAATATCATAAAGTATGCACAGCGTTTCGGAAAGAAAGACGGCAAGAATGAAAAAGACTTGTATAAAGTTATTCACTATGCAATCATTCTATTAGGAAAAATGCACGAAGACGATCTAAAAAGTTTAAATGAATATCATTTGGAGTTAAAAGATGGCACTTAGAAAGAAAAGAGAGGAGAAACTCTCTGAAGCAAACATTAATAAAGTAATAGAACTGCTTGCTGCAGAGAAGCCTATTACTAAAAAAGAGGCGTGTGAGATATTGCATATTGCATACAATACAACTCGCCTTAATAAAATTATCGCAGACCACAACGAAACATTAGAATTTCGTGCTAAAAGAAAGGCACAAAATAAAGGCAAGGGCGTAACAGAAGCAGAGAAAGTCTCTATAGTTAAACATTACTTGAATGGAGCAAATATATCTGACATTGCAAAGGCATTATATCGTTCTCCCGCTTTTATCAAAGCAGTAATCGAACGAATGGGAATACCACAAAAACTTCCAGATACTGATTATCAAGGAATAAGAGAGTCTATGATTCCAGAGCCTTGTGTAGCCAATGAATTTCAATCAGGCGAAAGAGTCTGGTCAGCAAGAGGAAATTGTATTGCTGTAGTACAGAAAGAATTGAAAAGTCATACAGTAAACTATGAAGAAAAATATGATAGTAAAATGTATCATATTTGGGAAATAGAAATGGCAGAGTGTGAATCGCCATACTTCGGATTAATAAAAAATGCAGGGCACAATGCAACTCGTTTAGCTTATGATCTAGGAAGTTTAAGACACTTACAGGAATACTTATGAAAACTTTTCTTGCTTTTTACATTGCCGCTTGGATACTATCAGTAGCAAGACTATATTATCCTTCTATAAGATTTTTAAAAAAAGTTAGTAGCGACAGTATACTTGTAAGGCAAGAAAAATTAGGATGGTGTGTAGCCATAATAGGTTTTGGAATGGCGACACCGCTCACTTTTCCAATAGCACTATCCGATAAATTATCAAAAGAATTTATAGTTGCATTTTGCGACAAAGCTTTGAGTTAAAAACATGGCATATAGTAAAGAAGTAGTAGATAGATTTGAGGGAGTATTAAACTCTCCCAAACAGTTTTCAGTTGGTAAATACGATCCAAAAGACCCAACAGTAGCAACAGGTATGCAAGGCGCACCTGCGTGTGGAGATGTAATGAAACTACAGTTAAGAATCGATCCAGGCAGCAATCGCATCATGGGAGTTAAGTTTAAAACCTATGGATGTGGTAGTGCAATAGCTTCATCTTCACTATTTGTTGATATGTTACAAGGAATTACAATCGACGAAGCAAAGCTAATTAAAGACAAAGATATTGCGGAAGCATTAAACCTTCCACCAATCAAATTACATTGTTCAGTACTAGCAGAAGGAAGTATTAGGGCAGCAATTGAAGACTGGGAAAAGAAAAGAAAATGTTAGATTTTTTATTTGGAGTACCTTTTTTAATTGCTAAGTTTATATTTAATCTAGCAGTGTGGGCAGGCATATTTTATTATGGTTTCATTTTTACTAGAGATACTTACCACAAGTACAAAGATGGACACTATGATGAGTATTTTAAATCATAAGGAGAATAATGAATTATTTATTACAAGCACTTATCGCTAAGTTAGAAGGTGAAGCAGAAGTTGCAAAAGCAAATGTTATGGTGTATACTAAAAATCCATCAGGTATTGGAGAGCATCCAGAAATCGTCGAGGCTATCGAAACTCAGATAGAAAAAATCGCAAATGCCGAGGAAAAGATAGCAACCATACACAACCATTTTTCAAGGTAGGAAAACGTATAAGATACCGAAAAATACTTCTTGACAATTGGTTTCAAATTCATTATAATATATTTATATTAAAAAAAGGATATACATGAGTGACAGATTTTATATGCAACAGTACGACCGAACAGGTTGGAAACCCATATACAATGACACATGGATCCAAAACAAACACAGGAGAAAAAACATGGCTTGGACAGATGAATCTAAAGCACAAGCAGTCGAAATGTATCAGGAACAAGAACCTACACCTGAGACTTCAATGGAGATTGTAAAAGAAATCGCAGACGAACTTGGTGAATCACCAAATGGAGTTCGTATGATATTAACAAAGGCAGGCGTTTATGTAAGAAAAACTCCAGCAGCTAAGTCTTCAAGTGGAAGTACTGGCGGTGGTAGAGTATCAGTAGCTGATGCTCAAGAGAGTTTGACTAGTGCATTATCTGACGCAGGTCAAGAAGTTGACGCAGCAATTATCAGTAAACTTACTGGTAAAGCAGCTGTATACTTCAAAGGTATCGTAGAAGCATTAAATAATTAGGTAGTTGTAACTTAGTTTAACCAAGGCATTGCAAAATGTCTTGGTTTTTTGCATCTTTTTAAATGACCTCGACAATTTAACAATTCAAAATAATTTTTGTTAGATTAAATTGGAGAAATAATGAAAAAAGAAGAGCTTAAAAAAAGACTCGAAGACTCTGGTGATGCAATAATTACTTATAGGAGTCAAAACTCTAGGAAACTAAAATACAATGTTTGCACAAGTGACTTTTCTACAGAATACATTCGTCAGAAAAGAAACAGGGCAAAAGAAGGACAGCATACAGTTTTGCTATTTTGTTGGGACACGGATTCTTATAGAATACTTGTGCCTGAAAATGTAACGAGTGTTGTACCTCTTAACCGAGTAATTAAGAATGATTGATTTAGATTCTCCAGCACCTTACGAAAAAATCATCCAACAAACAGATGATGAGCAAATTCGATTAGTAGTAAATGAATTTCGTGGAGTAGAATATCTATCTCTACGAAAATATTATCTTAGCTTTGATGAAGAGTGGTTACCAAGTAGAAATGGAATCACTATGCCAATAGACTTTGATAATACTAGAAATCTCTTTGAAGGTCTAGTAGATATTCTCTCCTTAGCAGAAAGCAAGTCAGTTTTAGAAGAGCAATTCAAAGATCAACTAGATGAGATATACCTACCCTAAAATAATTCTTGACAATAGCTTATAAATTTAGTATAATATACTTATGAAAAATTTAGAAGCATTAATAAATCAAGCCCGAATTGCTTATTATAATGGTAAACCATTTATGTCAGACGAACTATATGACAGAATGGAGTTGCAACTCGATACATTATATGACTCAGTAGGATCAGTAGTTGATCCTAGGTCAATACGATGGACTCACGCATTTCCCATGTATTCTTTGCAAAAGGCTTACACAGTAGAAGAATCACCCAACTATGGACAAGAACCTCTAGTTGTAACCCCCAAATTAGATGGAGCAGCAGTTGCTCTACAGTACATCCGAGGCAAACTATCAGTTGCCTTAACACGAGGAGACGGAAAAGAAGGTCTCGACATCACAGATAAAATGAGGCATTTAGTTCCTCAAATCTTATTACCCTGTACAGATAAACCCCTTGTACAAATCACTGGAGAAGTGGTTGCTGATAAAAACATAGAAAATTCAAGAAACTATGCAGCGGGTGCACTAAACTTAAAAGACATCAACGAGTTCATAGACCGAAGTAAGTTTATGGAATTTATTGCATATGGAGTGCAGCCTTATCCAACAAACGACTATATAGAAGATATGAATTTTCTTAATAGTTGTGGATTTGAGACATCCATTGACAGTAATTATGCTATGTTTCCACAAGATGGAGATGTATGGAGAGTCATAAGTAACAAAGCTTTCGAAAAGTTAGGTTATACTTCCCATCATCCTCGTGGAGCATTTGCCAAGAAAACCAGACCAACAGGAGTAGTAACAAAACTACTTGATGTTATATGGCAAGTTGGCAAATCGGGAAATGTTTCCCCAGTAGCAGTTCTAGAACCTGTTGATATAAATGGAGCAACAGTAAGTAGAGCAACTCTACATAATATAGCAATCATTGAAGGTCTTGGACTTGAAATCGGTTGTTCTGTTGAAGTGATAAGAGCAGGGGAAATTATTCCTCAAGTTATAGCGAGAGTAGACTAATGAGTTTAACAGTAGAAATATTTGGAAAGGATAACTGTCCTTTCTGCGACAAAGCAAAAGCCTTAGCAGAAAGACAAGGGCATGAATATACTTATAAAAGGTTAGGAGAACACTTTGAAATGGGATTTATTGCAACAGAATTTCCTGATGCAAGAACTTTTCCACAGATCAAAGTAAACGGAAATTACTGCGGTGGATACACTGAGTACGAAACACTAGTAGGAAAACTATAATGTATCTAGCAATGAACGAAGGAAAACAAGAGTACCATCAATACTCAAGAGCAGGCAGGTCTGTAGTAGTATTTAAGTACGAAGATGGCTGTTGGGGTTGCGAATATTATGAAAATCAACTTGTTGACGGTGAACATACAAAAGTATTTATTTCAGAAGAACGCTATGAAGGCAAAAGCGAAAGCTGGGCAGAAGATTGCGCAGACAATTATGTATTTGGAATAAAAAACTTTGAAGAAAATCAAACTTAAACGGGCTAAACCTATGCCCGAAAAACCATGCGGAGAGTGTAAATTCTACGATCCCGTGCACGAAATAACACCTAAACTCACAGAAGGTTGGTGTAGAGTAGATAAGCATATAGCATTTGTGCTGTCTGAGGAAACCTGTAACAAATGGGAACTAAAATATAGTGTCTAAAAAGAAAGAGAGAATACCCATGAAAGGTGGCGATGAGTATGATGCACTTACATCTGCTCGTAAGTTTTACGTGTACCTTACACGTTCAGGAGTTGCTAAAGCAATCAAAAAGAAATACAACAAACGATTTAGACGACACCAAAAAGAACAACTACGTAAAGGAGATAATGGAGAATGAGTAAAATTATAGAATGGATCAAAGAGATCTTCGGCAGTAAAGAAAAGAAAGTAGTACCTGTACTAGAAAAAACATATCGAGAACTGGCACTAGAGAACTACCTAGTGACCAAAAAGATACTGGATAAGCTTCCTACACATAGAGAGTGGATGAAAAAACAGGGCAAATCACAAACAGAATGACACCAGAAGAACAGAAAGATTACGAAGAAACAGTTAGTAATGTATTGACTACAGTAGTGCTTGGATCATTATTTCAGATCTCAACGCTTGGTATGATGATACTTG